TGGTTCTGGAATACACACTTCGTTAGTCTGACGCATCCAAGTGATATCTAATGGATGCTCAGTGTTCTTCCGAAGTGTGTATTCCAGAACCATTTCAGCTTCAGAGTCTTCGTTATTAGAAGACGTGCCTACGAAAATACGAATAGGTTCAATCATTCTTTTTTATCTCCAAGGATCTGTAGTAGATGAACAAAGATATTGATGAAGTTCATGTATAACCCAAGAGCACCAACTACACCACTTTTTTCCATCTCTTCATCATACTGACTATCATATATGTTCTTTAGCTCTTGAGTATCATATGCAGTCAATCCAGTGAAGATCAACACCGCAAGACATGAGATGATGAGACTAAACATCGAACTCTGTAGAAAGATATTGACGACGCTGGCAATTAAGATACCGATCACACCCATGATAAGAAACGAACCGATGTTCGTCATATCACGCTTGGTCGTATATCCATAAAGCGACGCAGCACCGAATGTTGCAGCTGTGATGAAGAATACCTGAACGATACTACCCATCTTAAAGATAGCAAACAACGAACTGAGACTAAGACCCATAGCTGCTGCAAAGACGAAAAGAAACGTTCGTGCAGTACTAGAACTGATCTTATCTACTAAGAAAGTAAATCCGAGGCTCATGGCAAGAGGTAGGAAGATAACTACCCACTTGAGCGGCGATCCCCAAATCGCGGACATTAGACCTGGGCTCATGGAAACAAACAGAGCGATAGCACCACTGATCGCAAGTGAAATCGTCATGTTGTTATAAACACTCAACATAAAATGACGAAGACCTTCGTCATAAACAATCTGTTCGTTTACAGTTGTTGGTTTTGTATCATTCGAAACATAATTCATTTCGTTACCTCTTAGGAAAAGCGCGATTAACGTAGAACATTCCAGTGCGCTGTAGGAAGGGTTTCTGCATCGAAGATTCTTTACGAATAATCTCAGTATGAACTGGATCATAAGTAAATCCATATTCGTCGAACTTGTTATGCCAGTATTCTTGGGTCTGACAGTTCACGTGATGATGACCAGCATAGCCAGGAGGAGCAGCAGTAGCAATCACAATCTGACAACGTTGAAACGCAGCCATATAATGCGGCATGTACTTTTCCTCTACGTGCTCCAGGAACTCTACGGACCAACCCAGATCGAAGTCGCGATCGAGGGGAGCAGGACCATTGGTGAAATCATGGATAACGATATTCGTATCATCTTCTTTCGGAACTTCCCAGTCACCATCGATACCAACTGATTCAAGCCCACGCATGCTCGCGAGCGCGACCATTCCGCCAGGACCACACCCAACATCAAGGAATGACTTAATCTTAAACTGATTTATGCAATATGTCAAGGTCCCTCTATCATTATGTGTCTTGTTTAGATGCCCGCCTAGATGCGAGGGCAGAGAATCTTGATTTGCTTCTGATGTGTTCTGGGCTTCTGTGCCACTTACCATTAATGTTGTCATTTATATAATCATCCCGTTCCAATACTTCATGGGCGAACTGCTCGCGCACTTCTTCATAATTCACGCGTCCCTTTGTACTATGTAACGAGATGATTTCTCGCTTGAACAAAGGTTTGTCTGATTGTTTGATTTTAGCTTTGAGGACTTCACTGGAACCATAATAGGATTTCCAGTCAGATTCGGATCGTTGACGACGGGATTTACCCTTAACTTTCCGTACGGACCAGAAATACTTTCGACCAATGTACTTCTTACCGTCAGGACAGGTGATAATGTATATGAACCCATACGAGTCGCTGATATCTTCACTGTCGAATACTTTCCCATCAAAAGTCCACGGGTTTTCATAACTCATGAACTTATATAGTTGTTACAACTGGTCGGAATACAGATCTTCTATTTGCTTCAGAATCACTTCATATTCTTCCATGGTCTTTACAGAAAGTTCAAGCTCTTCGCTATTGATCAGATGAAGATTTTCACGAATAGCTTGAATCTTTTGTTCTAGGAGTTCGTAGCGTTCCTTGATACTTTGCATGCTATTTCCATTTCACTAACTCAAATGAACCATCGTGGTTCTCAACTAATGCAGTGCATGACTCAACCCAATCGCCACAATTCATATAGGCCACACCATCAATATCTCTTATGTTCGCATGATGAATATGCCCACAAATGATACCGCCTAATCCTTTATTCTTGACATACTTCGTCAGAGTTTCTTCATAGTCACCAATAAAATTCACTGATTCTTTGACTGTATTCTTGAGATATGCAGACAAAGACCAATGAGTCATACCAAATAAACTTCTAACTTTATTCAATGTAGTACTCATAGATATACTAACGTCATAGGCCCAAGAACCGAGATGAGCTAACCATTTAGCATTTCTCATTACAATATCAAATTGGTCGCCGTGAGTAACAAGATATAACTTATCATTTAGACCAATATGTATTGCTTCTTTTGCTATAATGATATGTCCAAATTCATTATCGCAGTAATTACGCATCACTTCATCATGATTACCTGGTATATAAACTATCTCTGTACCTTTTCTTGCTCTACGCAATAATTTTTGAATAACGTCATTATGAAATTGTGACCATATATTTTTCTTAGACATAGCCCAACAATCAACAATATCACCAACCAAATATATTTTATCACACTCAAATGTTTTCATAAATTCGAGCAACTGATCTGCTCGACTCATCTTTGTGCCTAAATGAATATCGGAAATGAATACTGTTCTATATGACTTCATCTAAAATCCTTGTAGTCATTTGTAGTGGATTTATTTTTGAATGTCACGGAAAAATAATTAGATAGATATAACCAAGTCGTCTTTAATACACCCTGATCTTTTAATCTTCTTGGAGATGAATGCAATCTTAAATTCATAACAAATTTGATATCACCAAACTCATTCAGCCTTTTTGCTGTCATAGTGTCTTCGCCATAGAAAGCAATAGTTGTATCATATCCATTTACTTTATCTAACGCAGACTTCTTGATGAGAGCATTACCTCCCTGAAGAAAAACACCGATATAGTTATTGCTGAACCATGCAAGATAATAATACATCTTGGTCATAACGGTCATTGATTTTGAAACATCATCGTATACTAGAGGACCAGTAACAGCGATCACATCAGCTTTATTTATTTGAGTTAATGCTGTTTCAATCCAACTTTTACACAATCTCGAATCGGCATCGATGTTTGCAATTAGATCATACTGCGCAATTTCATAGCCTTTCTGTCTGGCAAACACTACACCCTTTTGCTTTTCAGAAACAACAATCGCACCTTCTTGTGATGCGATCGAAGCTGTGTTGTCGGTACAATTATTATCTACAACAATTATTTCGTAAGAGAGGAGACTTGAAGCCTCCTCCTTTATTGATTGTATGCAATCTTTGATATATTTCTCTTCATTATAACAAGGTATAATAAAAGAAATCATTATTCATCCTCATCTTCGCTTTCTATCTGTTCTTCATAAACATCAGAAGCGCAGAAAGGACAAAACTTCGGATGACCAGAAGTGTTGTCGAGATCATACATTAGCTTATAGTCTGATTCACAATAACTACAGATTCTCTTTTCTACTTCTTTACTCATCAGATTTCACAGCCTCCAGCAACGCAGGCTAATTCCTGTGAACCGATAGTCATATCTTGACGCTCATATTCTGCGAGCTTGGCCCAATCAACATCCTTAGGCATCTTAGCCAAAAGAGTTTCATATGTCGATTGATCGCAGTCTTGATACGGAGCTTGCTGATACGTATGATCAGAGAAAGGTAGGAAAGACACGCCGCTCATTTCATCGAAGTGTTCCCACACCCATGCACCGACAGTAGGCCATTCTTCTTCTTTCACAGACACAGTGATGGATGGTTTATGTTCACACCAGTGACGCTGATATGCGAGCCACAATTCAAGTTGCTCAATAGCAGACATATCCTTACGATAGATTGCACCGTCAGGTGACTTGATTGGGAAAGAGAAGACATGAGTATGATCTGGCTTGGTGACATCGTCTTCGACAGGGAAACCCATCTCAACCATCATCTTAGCGAGCGGATCTTTCTTGTCCGCACGAACGGTGCGAACATAGTATGGGCTGTGCCGAGCATGAATACCAGAAGCTGCGTCGACCAGCTGCGAAACTGTGCCAGAAGGTTTGACGCAGGTGATAGCAGCTGAAACTGGAATACCAATCTTCTCAGCCCATTCCTTTGCGGTTTCTTGAGATACCTCACGAAGTTCGTTCAAGAGCTTTTCGAGATCACCTTTCTTACCATTCGTGTATTCATTATCCATGATGCCTGTGAGGGAAACGCCGAGAAGACGCTCTTCTTCGCAGTTCTCTTTCCACTTCTTGGATAAGTATTTGAAGTTTGTGAGAGTAGATTGAAAAACTCCAAGTACGGTTGCATTTCTCACCTTTTCTTTTAGTGTAGCGGCTGTATCATCTCCGCGAACGACGACCTCAGTTAGATTGCAAAATTCACGATTACGGAGGATAATCTCGGAACATGGATTTGTACCAAATTCATAATTAGGATCACGGCGACCAAATCGCGCGACCTGTTTCTTCGCTGCTGCGCGCGAGAAGATCCCACGCTCGCCAGAATGAGACTCATAGAGCGATAACCATTCCTTCATGAAGATACCAACATCAATCTGCTCTTTTGCTACAAAGGAATTATTTGCAAGAGCGCGTTGTATATTATCTTTCCACCATTCACCAGACTTAGCGACACGCATACGATCATCAGATAGATCGGATAGGGAAATAAGAGCAGAGCGCCTAACGCCACCGACAACAACAATTTCAGCAATTTTGCAAACAATGTCGTGACACTCCAAAGTTGTGAGGCGACGACCAGCAGCCTTTCTAAAAGTATTCACGCAGAAGTGAAATAGATCGTTGAGCGGCGCAGGACCAGAAGCTCGTCCACCGAAGGTCTTGAGCGGCGCACCAGCTGCGCGAACCTTAGAAACATCCCAGCGAGGAATCTGCCCGCTGTATAGAAGCTGGATTAGTTCCTTAAGAGCCTTAGCCCATCCGAGTTTGCTATCAGCGACCATTATGGTAGTATCAGAATCATGAAAGTCGTCATTTACAATAGGCATCAATTCAGTAGACTTAGATTCAACGGAGAATCCAACACCAGTGCCGTTCATTAGGATATAAAGGATTTCATCAAACGAACGGGGATTATCAACAGCAACGTAAGAACAATTATATCCAGCGACGTTCTCCCTTTTTAGAGCCTCGCCAGCCGTCATAAGACAACGCATCGATGGCATCGTCTGCAGCGACAAAACTGATTCTTCTAGTTTAGCCTTAACTTTCGGATCAAGAGTGTATCCGTTATTTTCTTTAAGAAACTCTTCAAAGAAATTAAAATATC